AAGTAGATTATAATATATTTCACAAATATACAATCGAAGCTTACCGTGATCCAACTACCTTACGCCATTTAATCGATAAACTTATACCTAAGAAATCAGAAATAGCTATTGAAGCTAAAAAGACAATAACCGCAAGGTCGCCAAAAGAAATTCTGGCTGATATAATTGAAATGCAAAAGGATATTAAATAGATGTCACTTCAAGAGCTTGAAAATGAAATATTAAGATATAAATTAGTATCAAGCTTTTCTAACTTTGTTGAATATTTTTGGAATAAAGTGGATCCAGCAGATTATATCGATACAGAGATCACAAAAGTAATAGCAAAACATTTAGAAGCTGTTTTTAATCGTCAAATAAGACGGCTTATAATAAATATACCACCAAGAGCATCAAAAACAATGCTTTCAAGTATTATGTTTCCAGCATGGGCGCACGCTATTAACCCGAAAGAAAAGTTTTTATGTTATACTTATTCTGATAACCTTGTTCGAGATGCACATAATTTATATTTTAAATTAATAAACAGCTCAGAATATCTTAGACTATTCCCATTTGTAAATGATCCTAAAGGTAAAAGCACGATTACTGGAAATCTAAATTTAATGGGAGGGTGCAGGGAAGGATTGTCAACAGGATCATCAATTACTGGTAAAGGAGCGTCTATTATTATTCTTGATGATGTGATTAATTTGACAAAGGCATACTCAGCCTCATATAGAAAACAAGCAGAAGACTTCTTTTTTAGATCATTGTCTACACGTTTTAATGATCCAAAAACATCATGTATGGTTGTTGTAATGCAAAGAAGCCACGAAGATGACTTAATACAAAAAATCTTAGACAGACAAGGAGATCAGTGGGAAAAATTAATACTTCCTATGGAATTTGAGACTACACATAAATGTCAAACGTTTGTGGATGGACAATTATTCTATCAGGATGACAGGAAAGAAGAGGGACAGTTACTAATACCTGAAAGATTTGACAGGCAATCTGTAGACCTTCTAAAAGCAAGTTTAGGTTCAATAGATGCATCTGCACAGCTACAGCAAAACCCAATTCCAGCAGGTGGTTCATTGATTCAGAGAGACTGGATAACAATCAAAGATGATATATCTTTTGACTATAATACAACAAGAATGTTAAGATTTTATGACCTGGCATCTACTGCTCAATTAGGTAAGAATGATCCTGACTATACAGCATCAGCGTTAATAGCCTTTGATAAAAACAAACAGTTTATTATTCTTGATGTTACAAGGGGAAAATTTGATCCTCCTGGAGTTGAAGATTATATCAGAAATACAATCGCTACTGACTTACCGCAAGTTAATCATATAGTTGAGATCGAGCCAGGATCATCCGGTAAACTATCTTTTAGTCAAATGGCAAGGAATGTTTCTAATCGACTTCAAGGTGTGCCAACAAGAAAAAACAAGATGGCCTATATGAAGCCCTTCGTTATAGCATTACAAAACGGCTCTGTTATCTTAAAGAAGGCAAACTGGAATACTTTTTTTATTGATGAACTTTGTGCATTCCCAAATGGGAAACATGATGATTCTGTAGATGCAGCATCAAAATGTTTTGAGTTATTTCAAACTTCTAACCGCAGAGTTATTAGTGGTTAATTAATAATAAAATTATAATTAATTAACTATTAATTATATTGACATTTAGTTTAATATATGCTATAATGCTTTTATAAACAATTAAGGAGAGCAAGGTAATGAAAAAGAGACTCAATTCTACAATCAATCGTAAGCAGCTTGGCTCCATGCTTGCAAATTATTATGACAATACTCGTGATCTCTATACGCAATTTGGACTTAAAAAAGTATTAGATTTTAGTGATTATTATGATCAGTATAGACGGAATCCTGTTGCTAATAGAGTTGTTAAAGCTTATGTTAATGGATGTTGGAGGCAATTTCCGGTTATAGCTGAAAACTCAAATACAGAAGAAACTACGTTTGAAACATTATTTAACGATATAGGCTCACAACTTAGTATATTTTCTAATTTGAAACTTGTAGATACCTTATCAAGAATAGGTGAATATGCTATTTTATTTATAGGATTTAACGATAATCAAGAATTATCAACACCTGTAGACACTTCAGTTGGTAATGAAATTATATTTTTAAGGTCGATTTGTCAAAACAATGCTACTTTTGATAAATTAATTGATGATCCAGGTAACCCAAAATATGGTTTTCCGGAATATTATAATGTCATAATCGATAACACTTCACATAGAATACATTATAGCAGGATAATACACGTTGCAGAAAACACAGAAGAAAATCCAGTTCTCGGCACTCCTGCTCTTGAATGTATATTTAATAACATTATGGCTTTATTTATGATAAGCGGAGCAAGTGCAGAAGCTTTATACCAGGGCGCGTATCCAGGAATGTTCTTTAATTACAAACCAGATTCAAGCGCACCACTTGGAGTTATAGATGGAGATGATTCAGTTCAAGATGCTATAGAAAATTATATGCAAAACTTTCACAAGTATCTATCTCTTGATAATACAGATGTTAAATTACTTAACTCTAAACCCGAAAGTCCTGTACCATTTATCGATACGCAACTTAAACTTGTGTCTGCTGGTACTGGTATCCCAAATAGATTACTTACAGGCTCAGAGCAAGCTCAGTTAGCTTCAGGGCAAGACAGAAGTAACTGGCAAGAAAGATTAGTTGAAAGAAATAAACTACATGTAATACCAAATATAATTAGACCATTTGTCGATAAACTTATAGAAACAAATGTTTTGCCATATACTGAATATAATGTTGCTTTCCCTGAATACATCAATGAAGATATAGAACTGGCTAATAAAAAAGAAAACAGGGATGCTATCTTAGCATATTATAATTCACCAATGAAAGATACTATCTCTCTTGAAACTTACTTGAAACATTTTTTAAAATTTAATAGCGATGATATCGAAGCAATAATTGGAGGTAAATAATTGATAAAAGTAAACGCTAAAATATTAAACAACAAATCAAGAATTGAACAGATAGATAATGCTGATTATTTGGTGTTAAATTCTGTAATGTTGGTTGAGGGAGTCTGGAATGATGTTTTTTATTCTAATGAAGTCCTTAATGAATCAGTAGAATTTTGGAATAATAAGCCAGTCTGTATAGATCATCCAGAAAGCAATGGTCAACAATCTTTAGTTGACTCGCCAAGAATGGTAGCAGAGTTTGAAATTGGCAGATTATTTAATGCCTCATTTAAAGATGGTATGTTGCAAGCGGAAATATGGCTTGATATCGAAAAAGCTGATAAAAAATCTCCAGAAATATTTGACTATCTTAATATTGGTAATCCAATTGGAGTATCAACTGGCCTAAGCTCAAGACAAGATAGCACTCCTGGCGAATACAATGGTGTTAAATATCAAGAATCAATCACAGATATTATGCCTGATCATCTTGCTATACTTCTTGAAAAAGAACCCGCATGTAATATCAAGGATAAGTGTGGTATATTTAACTCGCTTAAAAAGATGTTTAATTTTTCATCAAAAAGTAAAGTAGAATCAGAGATAACTCAGATATTTAAAAAGTTTCCTGATGCCCTGGATATATGCACCATTGAAAAGAAAATCTTAAACAGCGATATGATGATCACTCCTTATTCTTTTGATAAAGGAAGGGTCATTTTTAATAAATCAATAAAATATAACGAAAGTAAAGGAGATGGTAATATGGAAGAACTTTTAAAAGAACTTAAAAGTCTTAAAGATTCAATGTTGACAGAGGACAAAGTGTTAGATATTCTTAACAAAAAAGATTCTAACGAAAAGAGGAATGCCAAAGTTAAAGATTTAACGGCTATTGAAAACTGCCCACTTAAAGAAGAAGATTTTAAAGGTATGTCAGATAACGCCATTAAAGTTTTTGGCGAAATATTCAACAGCAAGAAAGACGACAAGGGTAATGTTAAAAACTTCAAAATGAATGGTCAGTTTAAGAAACAAACCAATTCTAAAGAAGCACCTGCGTCTCCATCTTTGGCCGATATGCTTAAAAAGAAGTAGTTTTGATAATTTATCAAAACAAAACTAATAAAATATTAAACAATCAAAATAAAGGAATTAAAAAATCATGGCAGCAAAAACAGTTATTTTAAAAGGTTCACCGTTTAGAAAAGAATATCTTGCAGGCGCAGGTGTTACTCCTGGCCATTTGGTAGCTTTGGCTTCAACTGGTAAAGTTGTTGTTCATCCTACTACTTATAAAAATGCTCAAAAAATGTTTGCCGTAGAAGATCCTTATAGAGCTTCTGCTTCAATCGATACAGCTTATGTTGCTGATGACACATGTTATTGTGCAGTATGTTCACCTGGTGATGAGATTTATGCTCTCGTACCTGCCTCTGCACCTGCTATAGTTATCGGTGATGCTCTTTGTTCAAATGGTGACGGTACCGTTATTAAATGGGCAGCTCAGGATGTTGACGAAGGCGGATCAGCTACTTTCACACTGTATGACCAAGCAATTATAGGTTATGCCCTTGAAGCAGTTGACAATAGTGCCGGTGGTACAGTTGTAAGAATCAAAATAGAGTCTGCATAATAATTTAACAATCAAAATACAAAACATAAAGGATATATAATACAATGGATAAGAATCGTGTGATCACAAGATATAATGATGAGTTTATTCGTGAAGATGATTGGAAAAAGCTTGACGAAGCAGTTGGTAAAGTAATGGCCTCTAAACTTAATGGCGTTGCTGACCTTGTTAATGGTGGCCTTGTTGCCCCAATAAGTGGTTGGGATACAGTAGTATCTACCTGGAATACAACTTCTCCTTTTGATAATGCTGACTCTTCGCTTGATATAGTTTCTGGTTCAGCTAAAGACAGAGTTGTTTATGGACTTGATGGAACAACTATTCCTGTTATCTGGAAAGATTATTCTCTTTCAGCTCGTCAGTCAGGCGGAAGTCTTCCTATGGATTCAGCCATTGCTGCTGCTGAAGCCGTTGCCCGTAAAATGGAGTATATCCTTTTTAACGGTGACAATTCAAGTACATCAGCTTATAATTGCTACGGATATGTTAACCATCCTGCAAATCAGGACGTAACTGTATCGAATTGGAGTTCAGCCACAACCAATGTTATTGCTAATGTAGAATCTATGCTTTCAAGTATGCATGCTAACGGTTTTGATGGCGCAATGAATCTTTATGTACCATTGACCTGGTATACACCTCTAACAAGTGACTATCATGCAACACATGATGGTAGCTTTATTGAAAGAATAGCTCAGTATGGTATCACTGTAAAAGCTACGTCTCAATTGTCAGTTAACGTTGCTCTCGTTCAGCTTGACTCAAGCTCTATTGATCTTGCCCTTCCTATATCCCCAATAAATATTATTTGGGCTGATTATGGGAATGGTCTTGTAAAAGAAATGAGAGTCGTTGCAGCAATGTCTCCACGTATGAAAAGAGTAGGTAATGGTTCAACAACTGGGCTCGTTGGCGTTGTAATAGGCTCACTGTAGGATTTAATTAATAAATAGTTAACTATAAATCAAGCTAAAGCTCGCTTATAGGGCTTAGCTTGATAAAGAGGATTAATATGGCACGTGTAAATGAAACTGATGTTCGGGAAATAATAACTCTTCCATCTGATATGTCTATCACAGCGCTTATTAACGCATCAAGTATTATTGTCGACACGAATCTTGGATCAACATATTCAGAAACAATTCTGACAGAAATAGAAAAATGGCTCTCGGCTCATTTAATTTCCTGCTCATTAAGCCGTCAAGCTAATTCAGAGACTATTAGTGGCGTTTCTATTAGTTATAACAGCAATTCTCTTACAGGTCTAAATGGCACTACATACGGGGCTCAAGTTTTGTTGTTTGATACTCAAAATATTCTATCAAAACTCTATAAACCAAAAGCAAGTATTAAAACTTTCACAGTTGTGTAACTCAGGAGGATATCGTGATAAATATATCGAACAGGCTTAATCAGAAATTAACTTATTGGACGGCTAATTCACGCAATGAATACAATGAAATAGCCTATAGTTCTCCAGTAACAATTAACTGTAGGTTGGGCTATACAGACAAAGTATCACATTCTGACACTGGAATATCTAAAAGCAAAACTGTCGTTTTATTCACAACTACTGAGATCCCCCTGGAAGCCAAAATGCTTTTAGGTACCCATACTGACACTGCACCACCTACGCCGACAACAGCGATAACGTCTGTAAATCCTGTTTTTGATATCAATGGAGATTTAAATCATTATGAAATATTCTTTGGATAATATTGCTAAAATTACAATAGATCGAGTTAAAGACAATTTTAAACAAACAGCAAATGATATCAAAAAAAAATCAATAGAAAACTGCCCAAAAAATACCGGAAAATTAGCAGGCTCGCATAAAGTTGATATAAAAGAGTCAACCGATCAATTAGATATTTTAATATCAGTTACAGCTAAATATGCAACAATCGTACATGAAACAAATAAAAATTACAAGTCAGGATCTTGGAAGTTTCTTGAGCATGCTATTGATGAAATCAAAGAAGAATTTAAGGATATATTAAAAGATGAATAATCCAACTAAAGATATACGAGCCATTCTTGGTGATAGTAGCAGCATCTTTATTGCTGTTGAGCCAGATGTAGCTCAGTTGAATAATTGTGAGACACTTTATGATGTATCCTCTGAATATAAAACTGACGTTACGACGCAGATAGAGACGTGCAAAGTACAAATAAGAATAAGAAATAACAGCTATGAGACAGGATATGCATTAGGCCAGTCTTATTTTGATACTCTTCATAATTATATCAACAGTAGTTATAACGGATCAATAATAATAGATATTAAATGTTTGTCTGGCGTTACATATTTAACTAAAATTGATAATAATTATATATTTGTAATGAACTTTAAAATTATGAGAAAAAGCACAACCTGGGCATAATATGCTTGACATTTTAATCTAAAAATGCTATAATAACACAATAATCAAACAATAACTCAAACAATAACTCAACAATAATAAAGGAGTCACATCATGGCTGACGGAACAATAGGAATTTTAAGCACAATCGAAAGATCAACAGACGATGTAACTTATGTTGCGCTTGCAGATATAATCTCATTTACAACACCAAACACTACCAGAGATATGGCAGAAACAACCGAGCTTGCAGATACCTGGAAAACACAGATACCGGCAAGACTTAATCCTGGAGAGGCATCATTTGTATGCACATACGATTATACATCATTTGCTATTCAACATGCAGATATGGTCGCTGGAACATTATTGTATTACAGAATGGATCATGAATTCACAACAGAGGTTAGACATTCATTTACAGCCTATGTAACTGGCGTTGAAATATCAGAAGCTAACGGAAATGATGTTTTACAGTATACTGTAACATTAACTATCACCGATGCAGTCACTCTGGCGCAGGTATAGTAGGAGGTAGATCATGGCAACAGGTCAAACAGGAACAACAGCTACAGTTTTACGTGACTCGGTTTTGATACCTGATGTAATCAGTTTTAGTTATATCAACCCTTCAAGGGAATATGCCAGCTCAAAAGAATTAGACGATGTATTTGAGACAATATTACCAACAAGGATCAGCCCTGAAACACTTGAGATTACACTTACTTTTGATTATACACAGTATGCCGTATTTATGACTGATATGATAAATAGAACAATCAGAAGATATGACGTGGATCATACAGGTATTCACTCTTGGGGGAATGGCTACATTACTGAAATGTCAAACACAGAAACAGACGGCAATAGCGTAATTCAATACACTGTTACTATTACATTTTCCGGAGCAATTACATTAAGCGTTTAAAAATGGCAATGCTGTGTAAATCTTTTTGATTTATCAAAGGTATAGTCCTCTCAAAATTAACACAGCACGCTATTTAATGTTAAAATTTATAGGAGATTAATAATGAGCAGCGGAACTACCGGAATTAATAGTTACTTAACAAAAAATGATATAGATGTTGCAGATTTAATATCTATAGGAAGTCATAATACTGTAAGAGGAACAGCAGAAAGTACAGTCCTTCTTGATGAGTGGAAGAAATTTGTACCAACATATTTTGAAAGCCAGGATATAACTTTCAATTGTCGCTTTGATTACACGGGATATAATAATTTATTTACAGCTTTAACAGCCGGAACACTCGACAAATATAACATGTATTTTCCTGTTGTAGCAAATTCAGGATATACAGATTCTGAAGGGAATACAGCATCAGCATTATCTGTAATGAATGATGGAGTACTACAATCCGGTGGTATATATTATCCTACTGGTTCTTGGAATAATTGGATTGATTATGATTTTGGAAAAGCTGTTGATATTTCGAGAGTTAGAATATGGCATCAAACTAATGTGGGAAGATGTGTAGCAACTTCAGCTGATAAATCTACTTGGACGTATTATGCAGCTACAGGATCAGGTGTCTTAACAGATCATACATTTGCGGAATATTCAACTGAAGCAGAGGCTATTACACATTATTGGCAAGAGGCATCTGTTGATAATTTAACTTATGGAAAATTTCCAACTACTGTTTCAGCCCGATATGTACGATATTTTTGGAGTAATTATAATACTGTGTATGAATTCCTTGCAGGAGCTCCAACAAACGAATTTAATGCATATGTCACAAATTTAGAAGTTGACGAAACAAACGGATCTGAAATCTTATCATACAATGTAACGCTCAGAACTTCAGGTGATTTTGAAATACTTTAAGGAGGCATTATGGCAGACGGAACAGTAGCTCTGAAAAGCTATATTACAAAAAATGGTGTTACCCTTGCAGATATTCGAAATATCGGAGGTCATAACACCACAAGAAATATCACAGAAAGCACGGAATTAGGGGACGAGTGGAAAACATATCTTCCAACTTTTTTTGAGTCACAGGACATAACTTTTAACTGTCTTTTTGATTATACTGGTTATCATGATTTATTTACAGCACTTACAACAGGGACTTTGGATACTTATAACATGTATCTCAGCGATGTTGATAGAGTTGTGACTTATACTGATTCTGAAGGACATCTCCCACATCAATTTGAGCAATTAGAGGACGGAATAACAAATACAGGTGCTGTAACTCACCCTACAGGATGGGGGACTTGGATTATCTTAGATTTTGGAAAATTAGTTAACATATCAAGGATAAGCGTCTGGTGTACTGCAAGTCCGTATGTATATATTGTTGCTTATAACGGTTCTTCATGGGATTATTATGCTACTGATGGAACTCATTCTCTTACAGATAATACTCTTGTACAAGTAGCAAATCAAGCAGCAGCTGAGGCGTCTTATTGGAATGCTCCAAGGACGGATTATCGTTTTTGGGCAAAATTCCCAACAACTCTTACTGCAAGCCAAATTCAGGTTAGAACTCACGATTTAAATGTTTTTCATGAAATTCATGCAGGTCATCCAAGTAACGAATTTAATGCTTATGTTACAGACCTGAAAGTCACAGAAACAAACGGCTCAGAAATTATTAGTTATGACTGTACCTTACGTACATCAGGAGCAATGACAATACTTTAAAGGAGGTATTATGAGCGACGGAACAACGGCACTCGATGCCTATATAACAAAAAATGCTGTTAAAATATCTGATGTGCGAAGCATTGGGGGTTACAGTACTGTAAGAAATACAGCAGAGCAGACATTGCTAAAAGATGAGTGGAAAGAAAGTATGCCAACATTCTTTGGAAGCCAGGATATTACTTTTAATTGCACTTTTGATTATGCTGGATATAATTCTCTCTTTACTGCTTTGACTACAGGGACTTTAGATACATATAATATCTATGTTGATATAGGAGCAGATCCGACTGGGTTTACAGCATATGTAACAGATTTAAAAGTCACTGAAACAAACGGATCAGACGTAATAGCTTATGATTGTACTTTACGCACAAGCGGTGCAATAACAATAACATAAAGGTGATACTGCGTAAATCTTTTTGATTTATCAAGGGTATACTACTCTAAGATTAAACACAGATCACTATTTTTTATCAAATAAACTATCAAAGAAAGGAAAATATAATGGCTAATGGAATAACAGGTGTGGGAACAGTTATAACAAGAAATTCAGCAGCTTTGGCTGATGTAATTAGTTTAAATTATGTCAATCCAACAGTTGATACTGTAGAGACAACTGAAATAACAGACAGTTGGAAAACTATTTTGCCGGCACGGATTAATCCTGGCGAACTTCAAATCACTTGTACATACGATTATACGAGTTATAATCTTCTCAAAGGAGATATAGTCGCCGGTACAAGATTACAATTTGTTATCGACACACCGTTCTCAACTCCGATGCACGCAGTATTTTTTGCATATGTAGCTAATATAGAAGTTTCAGAAACAAATGGCAATGAAAAATTAACCTATATTGTAACATTTATAATTGATGGGTCAATTGTAATATCAGAAAGTTAACAATAATTAAATAAATTAAGGAGAAAAAATACAATGGATTACATAACACCAAGCACTATCAAGAATATATTTAAGAAGGTTGAAGACTTTGAGATCAAAAAGTATAATGCTAAATTTAAAATAGCCACAATATCTGCATTTGACAGACTTAGTTTTGCAGAAAAGATGGAAGCCGCAGGCGATGATGCAACTAAAACATATGGAGCCACTCTCTTTTTGATAAATGCAACTGTCGTTGATGATGATCTTAATAACATGTTATTTAGTGATGACGAGCTTAAGAGCTTACCTTTTGATATTATCAATAAATTAAGCACTCATATTATGGAATTTAACGGATTTAATAAAAGCCAGGATGAGATCACTGAAAATTTATAAGATGTCCAGATCTGCAATTTATGCTAAAACTTAGCATAGAAACAGGCTGGACATTAAGCCATATTGGAAATATGACGCCTTATGAATTAGACCTATATAAAGCACATTATCACTTAGAACCTTTTGGGAGCGAAGTCCAGGATACCAGGAATGCTATTAATACTTGTGTTGTTGCTAATTCACAAGGTAATAAAACGAAACCCAAAGAGTTTATGGTTAATCCTGACAAAAGCAAATTAGCCAAAAAAATAAAGCAGGCGAATTTATCAAATAAAAAAAAACAGCAAGAATCAGCCGAAGATATATTTAATGAATTAAAAAGAGGAGCATGTGTTCCTGATATTAAGGTTGACCCAAAACAACTAAAAAAGAAAGTAGGTAAATAATTACACCATAGAGGTCATGCAATTATATTATATTGTATGGCCTTTTTTTATGAATAAGAGGTAAATACATTATGAATTTAGAAGAGTTAAAGCAAAAATTAGTACTTGACAGTAAGCAATATTCAAAATCAATGAAGTCAACTATCAATCAAATAGAAGACTTAGATAAAGAAACTAAAGAGGTTCAAAAAACCACAGATAAGTCTTTTAAGAAAATGGCTAAATCGGTTAAAGGGTTTAGTAAATCTATTATATCTACTAAAACTGCTGTATTAGGACTTGGTGTTGCCGCCGCCGGCGTAGGGACTGCACTTATAGGTATGAAGATTATCAAAGATGTAGCTGATGATATTATAGATCTTGGTGACGAAATACATAAATTTTCTATTTTATCTAAGATGTCTACTGAAGACATATCTAAATGGAAACATGCAGCAGAGTTATCAGGAATAGAGTTTGGCGTTCTTAAACAGTCTGTTATTAAGCTTGGGACAGCATCAGATAGTGTATTTAGCAATTTTGGCATAGATCCTAACCAGTTTAAAATACTTAGCGTTAATGATCAATTAATGACACTTGCTGGCACTATGAAATCTATGAGCCAAATGGAGCAACTGGATTTAGCTGTAAAAGTATTTGGTGTGCGTGGAGCAAGTATGCTCCCATTGTTAAAAGAAAATGTCAAGGTGTTAGAAGATCTTAAAACCCAAGCAGGCTTAGTATTCACAAGTGCAGATGTTAAGGCCGCTGCTGATTTTAATGACGCCATGTTGAATCTTACGCGCTCATGGCAAGGATTGGTTCTTACCGGATTAACACCAGTATTACACACAATTACTCCTTTGATAGCAGAGCTTAAAACCTATATGGCTGACAATAAAGAGGCTATAGATCAGACTATTAAAGGGTGGGCTGTTGATATAGAAGGGTATCTTAAAGGTGTAAATTGGGAACAAACTGGTAAAGATATAACAGAAGTAGCAACAGCACTACTTAATGTTGGTAAAGGGTTGGCGTGGGTTATAAAAGAAGCTATAAAAGGTGCTGGCTTACTTAAAAACATGAACAAGACTCAGCAAAAATTGGTAGCATCAAAAACTAAAGTTGCCGAAACTAAACTTGTTGCCGATACCATAATGACATATGGCGTTAATACTGATCAGCTTGAAGCAGATATAAAAATAGTTAAAAATAATAATCTTGCTCTTTGGGATTGGATGAGATCAAAAGAACAAATTGAAGCAAGAAAAAGGCTTAAAACTGCTGGGTTTTTATCATATGGCTCTCTTATTTCTGATAAAACTATCGATAAAACTGTAAAATCTTTTAAGGCTGGCGTAAAGAAAATATATACTATCCCGACCGAAAACGTCGAAGCTTATAAAAAAGCAACAAGAAAAATAGTAAAAGATATTATTGCTGGAAAACAGTCTTTTGATAATGCTGTTCTCCCAAAAGAACCAGAAGGTATACCAGAAAGAGTTCAAAAAGAGTTAAAATGGGAATTAGACTATGCTAAAACTGCTCAAAAAATTATAGATATAAAGCGTGTAAAAACAGTTGAGACACCTTTTTATGAAAGCTTTGGTTATTCAGATCTTTATAAAAGTGAATCATCAAAATTTAAACCTGTTGATTATAGACCTGTTAAGCAGCCAGAAGCTAAGAAACCATTAGTTGAGCCACTTATTGTTAAACCTGTTGATTCTACCTTAACGTCTACTCTTGATAAGCAATATGATACACTCAAAGCTATACAGGAAAAAAGCCAGGCAGAACTAAACAGTATTATGTTAGATGGCATTCAGGAGATAGAGCTTGAGAGAGCTATAGTTTTAAATAACAGGATTAAATTAACCGAAAATGGCTTAGGTACAATCAAAGAACTGTATAAGAAGAATTCTGAAGAGTTAAATGCTGTATGGGTCGATCAAGCTATTAGTCACCAACAAATACTTAGCTCTACTATTGATCCTGTTCAGGTTGTCGAACAAAAAGTATTTGGGGCTGATCCTGATTATGGATTTAAATTAAATATACCTACAGAAGAGGAGCTTGCAAGACAAAGAGAGAATGCCGGTTTAATAGATAAGATAAAGCTTAAATATCAAGAAACAAAAGATGAGGCAGCTAACTTTTCAGATACATGGTCTGACACAACCTCAGCTATGACCGAATCTATATCTTGGAATATGGAATCATTTTTTTCAAGTCTTACTGATGGTACAGATAATCTTGGAGAAAAGTTCAAAGCAACAGCTAAAAGCATCTTTGATGATTTCTCAAGAATGATTGCAAAAATGATTGCGAAGGCGTTATTATTTAAGGCTATCAGCGGTCTTGGAGGGTTTTTTGGTTCTGCACCAAATGTAGCACCTATAATGTCACCTGGCTTTAGCGCTATGCCTGATAACTTTGGGGCTCTACCTGGGGTATCTAAGTTTGCAGATGGTGGGATTGTATCAAAACCAACTTTTAGTTTAATCGGTGAGGGAAAATATAACGAAGCTGTGGTTCCTATGCTTGATAACAAGAGCGTTTTTGTTGATATGTTATCAGGAAATATACCATTACCGTCTGGTCAAAAGATTCCTGTAGATTTTGGCAATATTACAAAGCAAGATTTACCAGAAATGCCAGAATTAACACCGTTTGCAACAGGTGGTGTCGTTAATAAGCCTACTCCTGCTTTGATAGGTGAAGGTCAATATAATGAAGCTGTGGTGCCATTACCGGATGGCCGGAGTATACCTGTAGATTTTACAGGAAGATCAGATAATACGACCAATAATAATAGAGATATATCTATTGTAAATAACATTAATATTAAAAGTACAGGATCTGACGAAGAAGCTCAAAGGCAAGGTGACTTGATAAGCAATCAGATTCGCGAAACACTGCTTGAGGAGCGGCGTCCTGGCGGAATTTTGTCTGAGGCTTTTTAGTTTAATACTTGACATTATAGTAATTTTGTGCTATAATGTCACATAATCAAAAACAATCAATAATAATAAAGGCATAATAAAATGACAATGATAAAAATTAGAAACACATGTACAGAATTATACGAAAGAGTTAATGGTCTTTTAGATTACAATCCTATTACAGGCGAATTTAAATGGATGGTTAGTAAAAATGGAGTTAGAAAAGGATCTGTAGCAGGAGGTTTATGTAAATCAAATGGATATATTTATATTCGTGTTGACAAAAAACTATATAAGGCGCACAAGCTTGCTTATTTATTAACATATGGTTGCTTACCAGAAAATCGTCTTGATCATGCCAACAGGTGTAAAACTGATAATAGAATTGAAAATTTAAAATGGGCTACCAAATCTTGTAATAGTTAAAATATTACGCTATCAAAAAAAATGGAGTTACTATTATAAACATCAGTAACTCCAGCAATGCTCTATTTGATAGAGAAAGGATTAATATAATGGCAGTACTTCCAACAAGCGCAAATATGACATCTGCAAACCTATCAGAGAGTTGCAGGGTGTTAACAAGTGGCTTTGGGGATGGTTATGAGCAAAGATTCACAGATGGCTTAAATATGATCAAGCAGACATTTAATGTAACCTACACTGATACGTCAACCAACATAAACACAATTTATGACTTCCTTAAAAATCTTGGGGGTGTGGATATTTTCCAATGGACTCCGCCTCGTCAGAGCACAGAATTAGATTGGACTTGCGCGAAATGGAGTAGAAAGTTCGTTGGATCAGACGTTGATCAGTTGACCGCTACTTTTATTCAAGTATTTGATCTATAGGAGATGTAATGACCTTAAATAGTAAAATAGCAAGTGACGTTCAAAAATCAGATCTTGGGAAAGTAGTTTCTATGTATGAAATTGATGTAGATTCTACGATTTATCGGTTTGTCAATTCTACTGATGACGGATCATCTATAATATTTAACTCGAACACTTACGTTCCTATTGATATCAAAACAAGCGGCATGGGATCTTCTAACAATGGCAGATCAAACAACCCAACATTTCAAATATCAAATGTAGAAAAAACACTTCAATCTGTCGTTGATGGTAACAATTATCTTCTTGGTTGTACATTAACACTTAGACGCACGCTTTATAAATACCTTGATGGTCAAGCAGGTGCCGACACAAATGCAATATTCCCTCTTGAGGTTCATATTTTTAATCAAATGAAAACCAAGAATAAGAATCTAATATCCTGGGCATTAACACCATATGTTAGCTTGGAAAAAATACAGTTACCAAAAAGAATATTTGTCAGAGACTATTGCCCATTTACCTATAGGTACTATACAGGATCTGCCTTTGATTACACTGGCGTCTCTTGTCCATATACTGATACAAACTACTTCGATAAGTCTGGTAATCCATGCAGTGCAGCAGACGATAATTGTGGTAGAAGGCTTACAGACTGTCGGCTTCGCTACCCTAACGATACGGATGAACTGGTTTTCGGTGGCTTCCAGGGCATTTTACGTGGAGGCAGTCAATATATTTAACAGATAAAATCAAGGATTAATATAATGTATAATATTTCAGATAAGACAAAAAAAGATATCATAAAACATGCCACATTATGCTATCCCTACGAGAGCTGTGGCTTCATCATTGATGATAAGTATTATCCACAAATAAATATTGCAGATAGCCCAATAAGGGATTTTAAAATAGCTGATAGGGATTATATTAAATACCATGGCAAGATAGATGCTGTTGTCCACTCACATATTAATTGTGAGTTTGCGTCTGGGGCTGATTTTAGACAACAGGCATGTATGGATATTCCTTGGTTAATCTTTAATATAAACGAATTTGGTGAATTGATAAATATTGTTGAGTTATCAAAGGAGATATAAATGAAAAGTATTTATTTATTTGGTAGGCTTGGCAAACAATTTGGGTTTAAGCACGAATTAAATGTTAATTCAGTTGAAGAAATGATTAGGGCAATGTCTGCAAATTATCCAAAATTTAAGACAGAGCTTAAAAATGGCAAATATAATATCAAAAATGCAGGTGAATTTATGACATCTGATGAAATGAAAATGTCAAAATCCGGTGATTATTATATTATACCTGCTATTGAAGGATCATTCTGGACTGCAATATTGATAGCTGTTGGAAGTATGGTTGCGAGCGTAGGGATAAGCCTGCTTCTTGCGCCGACACCTGTTGAAATCAAAGAAGAGGATAGCTCAGACCTATTTGGGAATGATCTTAATAATATCAAAGAAGGGGTGTCAATACCACTTGTATATGGTGAAACTTTTATTGGATCAACAGTGGTAAGTACCCAGGTTTTTATCGAAGATATAAGTGATTAGTAAAAAATAAACAAGGAGAATTAATAAGATGAGTTTAAAATCAACAGCATCAGTTATAATACACGATGTTCTGTGTGAAGGCGAAATAGAAGGGTTTGCGAATACAACTCCAGAAGAAAGTGTCTTCCTTAATAAAACAGCCCTTACAGGCTCATATGAATTAGATTATAAACTTGGCACACAAAGCCAGACAACTATAGCTGCATTGCCAAATACAAGCAATCCTGTCACCGTAAACACAGCATTGACATATAATAATCCAATAACAAGATCAGTGACTAATCAAGATATAGATGACCTTGACATTATAATCCGGATTGATTCGCTTTATGATGTTTCAGCTAATGGTAATTATCAGAATGAATATTTCGAGGTTGATATAGAAATATCTACGACAGCAGAGGGCGTTATTCAAACAAGGACAGCAAGGTTTACAGGCCAGACAAAGAAACCTTATCAAAGATTATATAAGATCGTTTCTCTTGGTACAATGGGGACTGCACCGTTTAGTATAAAATTAACAAGAACTACTGATGTGGAAACTATCCATGAGAGAGCAGTGATATCAGTATCTTGGGACTCTTACAATGAATTGATCAATGATAAGTTTACCCATCCTTATTCTGCCCATACTGTATTAAAACTAAACGCTAAAGACTATAATAATATTCCTGCAAGACAGTATAAAATCCAAGGATTAAAAGTTTATAGCCCAATTAATTATGATCCTGAAACAAGAATATATACAGGTACTTGGAATGGAAACATGTATGCATCAAAAAGATATACCAATAATCCAGCCTGGATAATATGGGATCTATTAACTGATCCTATACATGGCCTTGGATATGATGAATCTTATATTGATAAATGGGCATTATATACAATATCACAATATAACGATGTTGATGTTAATTACAGTAGAAAGAATGCTGATGGAAGTACCACAGCAGGAACTGAACCTCGGTTTACTTTTAATGGTGTATTAAACACAAGGAAGGATGCTCATCAGATATTAAATATTGTTTGTTCAAGTTGTAATGTTCAATATGCATGGTCTGGTAACATTTTAACATTTTTCCAGGACTCTCCTGTTGATTATAGCTCAATTTTAACAAATGCTAATGTGCTTGATGGTAATTTTTCTTATGCATCAAATGCGTATTTAAATTTAATCACCCAGGTTGATGTTAAATGGATGGATTCTGACAATTTTGGCCAGGCAGCAGTTGAAACTGTTATCGCGGATCATGATGATATCCAGAAATATGGGCTTAAAAAACTTACAATAACTGGTTATGGATGCACGTCCAGAAGTCAGGCAGCAAGATTAGGGAAATGGAAATTATATTCTGAATTACAACAAGGCGAGACGGTAACATTTGGAGTAGGTTTTGATCAATTAGATCTTAGCATTGGTGATGTTGTAGATATTTATGATGAGTTTTATTCAGGATCAACAGTATCAGGCAAAGTCGTCAGCTCAACAACTACTTCTTTGATAGTTGACAGGTCGATAGAAAATATTGGTACTGCTACAATTACAATGAGACAGCCTGATGGTACTCTGGTTGAAAGAGTACTTACTGATGCGACCGGAACTACCCTGGCATGGACAACTGCTGTAGACCCTGCACCACAATCTGGTAGTATATTCGGTATTAGATCAAGCAGCTTGGCACCAAGAAAATTCAAAGTGACAAGCATTCAAAATAACAGCCTTGGCAACTATGATATTGGATGTGTTTTTTATGATGCTGATAAATGGACTGAGATTGAAACAGGTGTGCAATATCAAGAAACACCATATAGTAATTTACAAGATGGAGAAATAACAGCCCCGACTGATATATCAGCAACAGCATATTCTTACGTTGATGGCGAAACTGGAGGTAGCTCATTTGGTGTTGATGTTGAGTGGACACATACAACAGACGATAGATTGGTAACTTATGATGTTCAAAATAGAGGTGATGTTGGAGAATGGGTTACATTAGGGCAAACAACTTCTAATTCTTATCAATGGTTAAACAGTGTTTCCGGTACGTTTGATTTTAGAGTGCGCACTATTGCTGATAACAGCTTAACATCTGACTGGTTAACTGTAAATAATATTGTTACAAATGGAAGCCCTTCAGCATGTGAGGCTCCAACAGCGTTGATTTGTCTTGACTCTGGTAGTACAACTTTTGATGGTAGAGATTGCGAAGTATCCTGGACTCATATTGACCTTACAGATGTTGATAATAGACATTTTAAGGATTATCAAATAGAGGTTATGACGACTGCTGATGTTAATCTTAGATATATATACACTACTGAAAATAATTTTGTGTATACCTATCAAATGAATGAAGAAGATAACTCAGGGACAGCAATCAGGAATCCAAAGTTTAAAGTTTGGTCAAGGGATGTTTATGATACATTAAATACAACGCCTGCAACTCTTTTGGCAACTAATCCACAACCAAGTATGACTGGATTAACACCTACAGTTACAGCCCTGGTAAATGGATTATCTGTTAGCTGGAGTGCTATTAATCCAACAGATAACGATATAATATACTATGAGGTTCTTTGTGATACAAATGCTACGCCTACTCATATTTTTCAAAGGGCAGGATCAACTGAAATTATAAGTTATTATTATGGGCTTAGTCCTGATAGTACTTATTATGCCCGCGTAAGACCTGTTGATGCTTTTGGAAATGGGACATATTCCAATGTGGCAAGTACAACACCTTTAGTGATTCCTGCTATTAATATCACAGAGGAACTTACTCAGAATCAGCATTGGACAGATATGGAAAGTCATACAGAAGCAGCGCTGTCTGTCTTGTATGATGGTACTAAAGATTCAGGAGGGATCGCATATGCAGCAGGAGCTTGGAGGTGGATACAAATTCAATACGCCCTTGATTATCTTATTGACAGGGTTTTATTTTGGACGAGCGCCACAGTGCAGTGTTATATTGGATATTCTAATGATAATGTTACCTGGAATTACCTTAAAGCTGAAACTGATCATACATTAACAGATAATACATGGGTTGCAGCTACAAGTCAGAGTGATGCTGAAGCTAATTATTTTAGTGCTACAGGGTCTGGTCAGCATTATGGGTTTTTCCCGAATATGACAACAGCCAGATATGTAAGGCTTTATATTAATGGAGCGCACACTATGTACGAATTGAAATTCTGTAGAGAAGTCGTTGCGGAGCAAATAGTCTGTGAAACATTATCAGCTATATCAGTTGATTGCGGAACACTTACTGCTGGAGCTTTACAGTCGACTAATTATAGTGCTACAGCCGGTATGCAAATTGACCTTGATAATGAAACTATAATATGTGGTGGAAGCACAACCCCAGAACTTGAGTATGATGGTACTGATTTAACGTTGCGAGGAGCTCTTGTTGCAGGTGAAATAAAATCACCAGACTATAGCACTACAGAAGGATTTCATATTGACTTAGAAAATGAATATATTACAATTGGAGGTAGCGGTGCAAATTGTAAATTAAGATTTGATGGAACAGATCTTACAATTTATGGAGACACAATTATTCATGGTGATTCAGTTGTCACAGGTACATTAAGTGGGTCAAAAATCATTACAGGTACCTTACAGGCAAACAGGATTGTTACTAACTCTATCACTGCTGATAGGGTTTATAGTAATGCTGGAATAAATGACCAACAGCTTAATTATGCCTATCAAAGTGACATGGGTCAATTAGGTAGTATTGGGAGTGGTTATGTAACGCATAACACAGGCCGATATGCTGCATCTAATGTTTGGCTAACAAATTCAACGACTTCAAATGATCTTTATGATGAAGTCAACTGGCTTTTTGTTAGCCATATTGCTAACAACACTACTAATTTTGAATGGTCTATGCAAGTTAATCATTATCTCAGTTGTTGTTGTGTTTAAAAAGGAGTAAAAAAAAATGGTAAAAAAATTATATGTTTTAGATACTGGCGAAATACTAAATAGTTGTATTTGGCCTGGAAAGAATTATGATCCTTGTCCTGATGATGTTATAAAATTCAAAAGAGATGGCGTTGAACATACTGCCCATGGTTTTGTTGTAGAACAAAAACAAGGGTTTGATTTCAAAAAAGACGAGTTAGTTCGTAATTGTCCTGCTGAACGTAGGTGGAGTCACACAAAAGATAATCTGTGTTATAGAAAAAATGTACGCAGTGAGATTAAAGACAATAAAATATTAAGAATACCAACAACTGAATTTAATTTTACAATTGTACATAATAAGAAAGTCACAGCAGATTGGAAAAACATTCCAAAGGGATCAAAAAACAATAAAACTATTGACCTGGTAAATTTAGAAGATGGGCACCACACTATTATTTTAGAACCATATGACAAAAAACATGCTATGCAAATACTTTCATTTGTTGTAAAAAATGGGAAAACAAAAAATCAGCCCAAGCTTGAATTAAAGTCAAAAACAAAAGACTTTAAAAGAACAAAAGCCTTAAATGTAATACCTTCTTGACAACATATAATAAACATGTTATACTTATTAGTTGATAATAAGTATAACAAAGGAGATAAAATTTGATAATATCAAATAGACAACAACAAGAGTCATATGATTATTTACATAAGCTTTTTGATTATGACGGGCAAAACCTGATTTGGAAGGTGAATAGACAAGGCACAAAAGGTATAAACTCTATTGCTGGCACTAAAGATAAAGATGGTTATATTGTCATACGTCTTGATAATAAAGCTTATAAAGCGCACAGATTAATTTGGATGTTCGTCAATGGCTATATGCCAGAGAATAGTTTAGATCATATTAACAGGATTAAAACAGATAACCGAATTGAGAATCTTAGAGAAGTATCAAACCAATGTAATATACAGAATGCTGGTATGTGGTCAAGTAATACGTCTGGCATAAAGGGAGTATCTTGGCACAAACAGACTAAAAAATGGGTAGCACATATAAAAGTTAATCAGAAAGCTAAACATCTTGGCAGATTTGTCAATAAGATAGACGCAGCCAAAGCAAGGTATCAAGCAGAAATAAAATATAATTGGCAATCGTGTGAAGCTGGTGGCTCATCAGCGAAGCAGTTTATTAATAACAATTAATCCAAAAAAAGGAGGTAGATTGTGAAGATAAAAATAGGTCGCAAGAATAAGATTTATAAGACTGAAATGCTTAAGGGTATTTTAATTCCAGAAATAAAAAAGGATGAAGAGATTTCAAAGAAATACTTTTACAACGAATCAGGCTTGTTAACTATTTTTGATGTTACTGCTGTAACAATTGCTCCTGGCGAGGCTATCAAAAAAAGAACTGGGCATATCGTAAGCAAAGAAGAATTAGATGTTATTCTGGAAGATATTGAAGCAGCTAAGGCGGAAAAGCTTGCAGAAAAACTTGCAACAAAAGAAGCCGAAAAAGAAGAAATAATAATTAATTAGATATAATTATGGTGTCGTACGCGAACCTTTTAACGTTTTGTGGTATATAGTGCTGAAAGAATCGCGCTGCGACACCAAAAAAGGAGGTAATTTATCATGTTAGCGAGTGATCTTTGGATACATTCAGGGTTTTTATATTCAGAAAGTACGACACAAGAAAATATTGCAAGCCTATATAATAAACCAACATCAAGTAAACATTATAAAGTGCAGCATATAGAGTTTTTTAATTATGTACCACGCAACCTTGATCCTGCTGTTTATATAACCACTATTGCTGATGGAGAATTTGATACAGGAGCATTTGAATATCCAGCAAGACGTATGGTTAATTGGACAGAAGAAAACCAAAATATAAGTTTCTTCTGGAAAAATGGTCATAATTTTCAGAGCTATTATGGTATTAATGGCTGGCTTATAGAGCAGTATTTATTCAAAGATACTTCAAGTTATTGCAATGGATTAATAATTAAGCCTGGTGATGCATTAAGCTTCTCTGGCGCATCTTCAACTGGAATGGATTTTTTAATCACATTAAAAATTATTATAAGCGAAGAAAGCTCATAATTTAATTTATAGGAAAAGGAGGCTTTATGGCGGTCATAACTTATAGTTTTAGCTCTGGATCTGAAGCAGGAGCAAATTGGACATCATTAAATGATGCATGGGATGGTAATTTAGCATCAAATGCAAATAGATTTGTAAATTCATGGGTAGGTCAAGAGACAGACAAATGGATACAGGCAGAGACTAATAACGCACCGGCTTCAGGTGGCAGTTTAATAAGTATAGAAGTAGGTATTTATTTTGAAACTGGATATTCTGGAGATATAACAGCGAATATTGTACCTGTTTTTAATGGATCTACTTTTGGAGATATACATAGTTTAGGAGCTAAGACATCTTCTGACTGGGGATATGTTGATATAACAAACGATACAAATGCTCCAGGTAGTTGGGATTGGACTGATATACAGAATTTAGACCTCAGATGTTATGGCGGCAATATGACGCCATCTCAAGGATTCTTTAGAATATATGAGTTTTCTATTAGAGTTACATACTCAGAAGTTGTTGAATCTTATAAAACCATTACAGAAGCTCTTGGATTATCAGATGCTGCAACAATAACATTAACGCCAATCAATATTACTTCTGAAATCAGGAGGAGTTTTTTTGGTAAAAACATTAATAGAAATTTCTTTAGTAAATAAAAGGAATAAATTATGGATGGATTTAAATTAACAGGTAAATATATTTGGGAATTAGAAAGAAACGGGAAAATTATATGGTCAGAAGAAAAGAACAATATGATTGTAAATCAAGGATTAAATCATTTTCTTGATGTAGTATTGTCAGATGGCACTCCTGACAGCACGCATTATATAGGACTTAAAGGATCTGGTATAATATCTGTCAGTGATACGCTTGCTTCACATGGTGGTTGGTCTGAAATAACTAATTATTCTGGTGATCGCAAAGAATGGGTAGAAGCAGGTGTAGCAAGTCAGAGTATATCTAATAGCGCATCTACTGCTGATTTTACATTTACATCAAACAGTACTATATATGGCGCATTTCTTTGTTCAGTAGCTTCAGGAAGTACAGGGACTCTCATATCAGTAAGTAATTTTAGCTTAGAGCAGGACGTTTTAATTGCCGATATACTCCATGTCACTTACACAATGTCAATATCAAGTGTATAAGGAGATAACAATGGTCGAAGGGTTTAAAAACGAAGATGTTTTAAATCTTCAAAAGAATGATGTTAATGTAGGTTATCGGTTTTCTTTTTCGATAGCAAGTAGTATCGAATCAGGGGACGGAACGATCCCATATGGGACAACAATCTCAAGTGCTGATGTTGAATGTGTAAACTCAGCAGATGAAGATACACCGATTTTAGGTATAATCACAAGCATATCAAACAGTACTACTTATGTTGATATAACGCTTACTCACGGAGGGCAAACAGCAGGGTCATATTATTTAATATTTATTTTAACTCTAAGTGATAGTTCGGTAATATCTGTCGATTTTGGCAGACTGACTATTGAATAATTTAATTTACCAAAATAAAAGGGATAGAAAAAGTGAAAAAGAAATCGTTAAAAGAATGGTTAACCATTTTAACACCAATTGTTATAGCGCTTGTAAGTACTTTGGTTTTTTTTGTCAATACTGTAAATTCTAAGGCAACAAAAAAAGAAATGCAGCAAGTTGAAATAAAAATGCAAGATCAAATGACTCGACTTAAAACAGATCTTGATAATAGTGTTAAAGCTAATATGAATAGCATCAAGAGAGAATTTAGGGACCTAAAAGAGTCTTTCAATAAAATGGCTGAAACTCAGAGGCTGATCTTGCAAAAATTAATGAACCCTTAAGTATAAAACTAAAAAAGCCCTCGACCATATTAAGTAGTTGAGGGCTTTACTGTTTTTTATCTGTTTGATTTATAATCTTCTAATCTTTTTTTAGCAACTTCAAGGTTATATTTACTAATCAAAAGGTCTATCTCAGATTCAAAAAGAAGACCGTCAATCTTATTTTCCAGGCTTACTATGTCTTTATCTATGGCGTTTGTATCTTTGATATCATGCAAGCCCCATCCTGTAACACATCCGATTAAAAAATTTAAAGTAATAATTAACACTAAAAGTCTTGATTTCATTTTGTTTCTCCTTAATTATTGTTGTTTTGGTTATTCGTTTAGTTTATAAAAGCATTATATCATGAGTTTTATACCACGTCAAGCTTTATTTTAAATAAAATGTAATCTTTTTTTTTACTCTTAATATTATATATCGGCATATCACTATTAAAACTTTAGTAAAAAATAAAATAAAAAAAGACTAAAGTTTTAATGACAATATGTCGATAACTATATTATAATCAAAAAACAAAGGAGAACCAAAATGAAAGATCTTATCAAAGAACGAGATGAAAGAAACGATGCACAAAGGAAGCTTAATTTGGAACAAATTGAGATAAATAAACTGCAAACTAAGCTCGATAAAAAACAGGAATTGCATAATGCGAAATACGAACATTTAGGGTATGATATTTCAATGCTTGATACTGGTTTAATAATAGATTAAATAAATACTTGACATGATCACAAGAAATATGATATTATAATGGCATAAACAACAAAACAAGGAGAAAATAATGAATGATAATATAATGAGTAGGGCAGAAATAAAACAAGCCTTCAGTAAAGAATGTATTACTAAGGATTTTGGGAAGAATCCTGATGACGCATGGCTTAATGAATACAAGCCGAGAATCAATCCGTACGAAGATGATATCACAACCGAAGACTTAAGACTGATTATGGAATTACGGGATGGGCATTTTTACCGTAAGGTTTCACAGGGATGCAAGAAAGCTGGAACAATAGCCGGTAAGATCAACAAACTTGGCGAATGGATTTATTATATTCAAAAGATTAAATACACGAAGGCCGATCTACTTGAAATTTATTTTTATAAGGGGGACAAATAATGAAGGCAAAAAATACAGGTACAAAATTATATGATAGAGTTAAAGAGTTACTTAAATATGATCCTGAAACGGGCTTATTGACTTGGAAGATTGATAAAGGTAGAAGGATTAAAAAAGGTGATATTGCCGGATGTTTAAATAAAACAACTGGTTATATTGTAATTAGAATTGATGAGAAATTATATCAAGCACATAGGATTGCTTATTTACTATATCACGGTTTCCTGCCCGAAAACAGCTTAGACCATATTAATCGAGATAAAACAGATAATAGGATTGAGAACCTACGTGAAGCTTCAGTGTCTTGTAATCTTAGAAATTCTACAATATCAAAGAATAATACATCAGGGGTTGTTGGTGTTAGTTGGAATAAAAGAGATAAAAGATGGAAAGCACAAATAATGGGATTAAACGGCAAGGAAATATATTTAGGTTATTTCGCTAATCTTGATGACGCAGTAAAAGCCAGGTACGCAGCAGAGATCAAATACGATTATGACAAATGCAATTCCTGCACGAGTGCTAAGCAATATTTAACAGAAAAAGGACTTATATAATGACTAAAATATCACAAAATTTGAAAGATATGAAATTTATGGCAAATCGTCCAAAGTCAAAGATCAGATTTGCATCAGGTAAAAATTGGAAAAACCAAGCCGTAGATATCTCTCAAGCTGAAA